CAGACTACGTTAAGCTAGTGACAGATGTTCTTAATGACGCAAGAAGAGAACCTAAATTATTTTAAATAATGGACTCAAATCTACAAAACAATCAAACAAATCAAATAATTGAAGAAGCAAAACCTAATATAAATGTAGTTGAACCAGAGCCAACAATAATAGAAGAAGTCAATACAAAAGCACCAGAGAAAAAAGAATTTAATTTAGTAAAAGAACTTAAAAAACCTTTAGTAAATAATGAACAGTTATTTAATAACTTAATAGATCAAACACCTGATGGATCTAAATTAAGAAATTTTCTTACAGAACAAAGAGATGCTTACTTACAGCGAGAAGAAAAAGCAAAAGTAAATCAAAAAGCATTTAGAGCAGAGCAAGAAAAAAGAATGTCAGAGAACCCTGCTTCTACTATAATTAGAGGTCTTATTAATGGTAGGTTAGATTCTTTTAACGAACTATTTGAACTAGGAGAAGATACTATAAGAACTGTTTTAGGTAAAGATTTAAAAGGTAATTTTGATTTAATTGATCTAAAAGAACTAGGTACTGAATTAGAAGGAGATGAAGAAAAACCCTTGTATTTTATTCCTAAAGCTATAACACAATATGTCGTACCAACAGCTATGTTGCGTAACAGACTAAAAGTTTTAGGTTTGAAAAGATTTCAAGGTCTAGCTGCTGCTGGTATTGTTGATTTTGCTTTAACAGATCCATACGAAGATAATGCTTTTAACTTTTTATCAGAAGGTTTAGGTAGTGACATGGTAAATAATATGATTGAATATTTAAAATCTTCACCCATAAATACCGCTATAAAATTAAAAACAGGTGTTGGTGCAGAAACAATAGTAGATGCAACTAAAACTGTTTCTGATTTCATGGCAACACCAGACAGACCAGAAGATAATAGAGTTTCAGCCCAAGATAAATATTTACTAAGAATAAAAAATAATATTCATGCTTATATGTTTGACAGGATTGCAACAGGAGCAATAAAAATAGGTGGTGAAGGTATAGATACCGCAAAAAGCGTAGCTAAAAATACAGGTATAGGAGAAAAATTATCTACTACAGCTTCAAATGTAACTGGTTTATTTGGAGAAAAATTAGATGATGTTACTGGTTTTATAATTAACTCTTTTAAAGAAATAAAAAATGATCCTAAAAGAAAATCAATACTTTTAAAAAGATTACTGAACTATCAGAAAGCTACAAACTCTGATGTAATAGCTGATGAAAAAGCTATGAGTGAAATGGAATTTATAAACATTCTTAAGAAGTTTAAGAAAACTGAATTAGTAAGAAAGAAACAGAAAGCTAAACAAAAGAGATTAGAAAAAATTGTAGGTAGTAAAAAACAAAAATCAATAACTCCTTTAGATTCTGATGGAGATATTATTGATCCATTTGGATATAAGAGAACATTTTTTGCTGGTCAATTTAAAACACATGGAGATGTTATTGACTTTCTTAATGCAAGAACAAAGCAAATAATAGAAGAAGCAAAAGCTGGTGGTGTCAACAAAACAAAAGGATCTGGTAAACAACCACCAAGAAAAAATACAATAGCTGGTCTTTCAGCAATAGCAGAAGCACAACTCCCCTTTGATACAGTAAATGCCTTGTCAGATATTACAGAAATTTTATATGAAAAAAATCTACCAGCTACTTTAATTGCAGCAAAACAATTATTGTTTGAAAGTACTCAATCTATAATGAGATATACAGACGCTATAGATGTAGCTGCTGCAACAGGTAATAAAGATTTAGTAAAAAAACTTTTAACAGAATACAAGCAAGAACAACTAATCAATGACTCATTAATTAATTTAAAAAGACCTGTTGATAGTATCTTGGGTACAAGTATGAGAATGTTGCAAGAAAAGCCTTTAATACCAAAAGCTGATAAAGGAAAAGGTATAGACGCTTATCTTAAGTATGGAGATAAAATTAAACAAGTAAGTGTAGAAGCAAAAGAAGTTACAAAAGAAGTAGATAATTTCATATCACCTATAACTAAATACAAAGTAGATGACCTTATAAAAATGGCAGAAGATGGAGATTTTAGAACTCTTAGACCAATAATAAGAAAAATTAATTTAGCTGCTGCAAATCCACAAGCATATCAAAATTTAGTAAAGAATGGTTTTAGACAAGGATTTTGGCAAATAACAAATGAGATATTTATTAATTCAATTTTATCTAGTCCAGTAACACATCAAGTTAATATGCTTGCTACTGGTCTTAATTCTTTATCAAGACCTTTAACTTTAGCTTTAGGAGCAAAAGATGAGATAACAAGAGGTAGGGCTGTAAAAGAAACTATCTATGCTTTACAAGCTATAAGCGATTCATTTGCTTTAGCAAAAAAATCTTTTCAGTATGACACAAACATATTAGATAGAGGATCACAAGTAATTGATTTTGAAAGAATGAGTCTTGAAGGATCAAATAGATTAATAAGAAGTTTAGCAACAATGTATAGATTACCAAGCAGATTTCTTATGGCAGAAGATGAATTTTTTAAACAACTTAACTTTAGAGCTTTTGCTAAAGCAGAGATATGGGAAGAAGGTACAAGGGCAGGAAAAACAGGTGTGCAGCTACAAAAGTTTATGGATAGAAGATTTAAGCAAGTAACAGATCTTTTGATGAATGAAAGTAAAACAGGTAAATATAGCAATAAAACTTTAGATCTATTTAGAAGAGCTAGAGAATTTTCTGCGCAATCAACATTTACAGAACAACTAGCAGAAGGAAGTCTTACTAAAGGTTTGCAAACCATTATTAATCAGCACCCATATTTAAGACAGATTTTACCTTTCATAAGAACACCAGCAAACATATTAAAACAAACTGCACAGATGACACCTTTTCTAAAAGAAATGGGTGAAATACCTATAGCTGGTAATGCTTTAAAAAATATGAAGTGGTATCAAGAACATATTGCAGAAATGACAAGTGATAATTTAGCAGTAGCAGCCAGAGCCAGAGGAAAAGCAAAACTCGGAGGTGCTTTATGGGCTGCTGCTGGTACGTTAGCTTTTGCTGGTAATAATCCAAATGCAAGTATATCTATAACTGGTGGTGGTTCTCCTAACTTTAAAATTAACAAGCAGTTATTAGATACAGGTTGGCAACCTTATAGTTTTAGATTTTTAATAAGTGAACAAGAAAGTGAAAAATATTCTAAAACAGGTAAAGCTTATGAAGTAATAGATATAGACCAAGACACAAAATATGTAAGAGGTGCAGATGGCAAACTTAAATATAAATATGTAAGTTATAAAAGACTTGATCCTTGGGCTAATTTCTTATCTTTATCTGCTGACATGGCACAGGTAAGAGGTTACTTAAATCCAGAAGATGAAAGAGGACAGCAGCTTGTAGATGTAGCAAAAGTAGCACTGGCAAGAAACCTAGTAGAAAAATCTTATTTACAAGGCATAACTGAATTTATAGAAATGTTTGACAGGCCAGATGGCTTGCAAAGATACTTAGCAAGAAGATTAGCTTCAATCACAAATCCATATTCTGCTCTTGGTAGAGATATTAAAAAAGCTATGAATACATATTCAAGTTTTTCAGATGGCAATATACTTATGGATAAGACAGCGTATGGAGATTCATCACCTTTATTTTCAGTAAGAAGATATTTAAATGAATTAGCTGCAACAGTTCCTTACTATAACGCTGAACTAAGACCAGAACAAAACTGGATTACAGGTCAATACAGAACATTTCCTGTAGGTTTTGGAAAACATAATTGGAATGTATTACTTGATGGCTGGTCAACAGATACACAAACAATAAATGATCCTGTTTTAAGTGTTATTGCAGATACTAATAGAGAATTTAAACCACCAAAGAAAACTTTATTAGGAGGTGCATATAAGTTAAATACAGATGAATACGCTCAACTTGTATATTTAACAGCATCAACAAAGATAGGTGGTAAAAGGTTGTATGACAAATTAACAGAAGTTATAAATAAACCAAATATGAAAAGAAATATACAAATTATGAGAGGAGATTTTATAACAGTCGTAAACGAGGAGGTTGCAATAAAAGCACAAACAGATGCTAGAGATGAAGTAGTGCAAGAATTAAATAAAATTATGTCTATATATAAAGAAAAAGCAAGAACTATTCTTGAAACAGAATACCTTGATCCCAAAAAACAATTAAAAATAAAGACAGTTGAATCTGAAGCTGATAAACTAAAAAGAGGAATTACACTAGACTCTATTCCCCAAGTACCCTTTTAAATTATGGCTACTAATACAGCAGCTTCGTTTACCAACCATACAGGTAATGGCAGCACAGATAATTTTTCTATTTCTTTTAGCTATATTTCTACTTCAGAAATAGATGTAACAGTTGGTGGTGTATTAAAAACATTAGGTACACATTACACAGTTAATGGAGCAACAATAACATTTACATCTGGAAATATCCCTGCTAATGGTGCTGCTATAAAATTTCAAAGAGATACAGATATAAGTACAAAGAAAGTAGATTTTCAAGATGGAAGTGTTTTAACAGAATCAGATTTAGATACAAACAGCGATCAGATATTATTTGGTTTACAAGAGTTTGTAGATATTGTTAATAATAATTTATTTAAAAGAGATGGCTCTGCAACATTAACAGGTTCTATTAGTTTTGAAGGTAGTAGTGATGATGCAAATGAAACAACTTTAACAGTTACAAACCCTACTGCTGACAGAACTATTACCTTTCCTGACATAACAGGTACAGTAATTACTTCTGCTGATACAGGTACAGTTAATTCAACAATGATTACTAACAATACTATTGTTGATGCTGATATAAATTCTTCTGCAAATATAAATGGAAGTAAGTTATTAAATGATTCTGTTGGTCTTACAAAACTAGGAGGAGGTGCTTTACCTACAGATATAACTATAGCTAGTGCCAATATAGTAAATGGCACAATAGTAAATGAAGATATAGCTAGTGGTACTTTAGATGGTAGATATTATACGGAAACAGAATTAGATGCTGGTCAATTAGACAATAGATATTTTACAGAAACAGAACTGAATAATGGTCAACTTGATAACAGATATTTTACTGAGACAGAATTAAATAATGGACAATTAGATAGTAGGTACTATACAGAAGCAGAAGCAGATGCAAGATTCTATAACGTAGGAAGTTTAGAAGAAATACAGTCAGGTGAAACTTGGACTGCTGCTGATAATAAGATCGCTACTACAGCAGCTATAGATGCAAGGATAGTAGATCTTGTAGATGATGTCGGTGGTTTTGTACCGATAGCAAATGAACTAAGCTTTCCTAATGC